TAAGAATACTTTAATACCTTCTAAGGACTACTTAAGGAACCATAATTTGAGTACATAATTAAAATAAAACTTAAATTTATAAAACTTTTCAGAAATTTTCAAAAAAATAAATTATGTACTCATTTTTTATATTTGGAATAACTTTTGAGATATTAATACCGAATACTATATCATCTATGCTGTAAGCAAGTTATTATATGATATATTGTATGACCCTTATAATAAGAATACTTTAATACCTTCTAAGGACTACTTAAGGAACCATAATTTGAGTACATAATTAAAATAAAACTTAAATTTATAAAACTTTTCAGAAATTTTCAAAAAAATAAATTATGTACTCATTTTTGAAATCGCATTTGTAATAAATGATATATCATCATTACAATATTCATCGTAATATTTCATAGTTTCCAACCACGATAATGCTTTTATAGTTCCGTCGTTATCATAAATCTGCCAAAATTGATTTAATATACTGTTCTTTAATTCTGTTTGTTTCATGTAATTATATTATACATCGATTATTTATATAATTATAACAAAATTTAGCTTAAAGGAAAAGTAATTAATAATATTAAAAATGAATTTTATTGATATAGATACAATTGTTGATATTAAAACAAGTGATTTGGAATGTACTATCGCAGATATTGGAGTAACAATTATAATACCATTATATAACGGTATTGAGTTCTTAGAAGAAGCTGTTCAATCAGTTGTAAATCAATCACATAAAAGATGGGAACTAATTATTGGAGTAAATGGTTATCCAGAAGATTCTCATGTAGAACAAGAAGCTAATAAAATAAAAAATAAGTTTATATATCATAAACATAAAATAAATGTAAAATATTATGCAACTCAAGGTGCACCATTAACATTAAATGCCCTTGCGTTTGACGCTAATAATAATTATGTAGCATTCTTGGATGCTGATGATTACTGGGAAACAACCAAGTTAGAAAAACAATTACAGTATGTTAATACATATGATGTTATAGGTACTCATTGTAGGTATATAGGAAATCTTAATTTTTGCCCATCAATTCCACTAAATGATATATCATCACATGATATATTTAGTATTAACCCACTTCTCCATTCGTCAGTATTGATAAAAAAAGAACTAGTCCAATTTGAAGATCATTTTGTATATGACTATAATCTTTGGTTTAAACTTTTTCACGAAGGAAAGAGAATATTTAACGTACCTGAAGTTCTAATGTTTCATAGGGTACATAATAATAGCGCATATAATACAACAAATCAAAATCATCTAGAAGAATTAAAATCTAAATGGAAAAAAATATATAATGATAATGTTTAGTTGTTATTATAATATTGATTCCAAAGTTGTTTTAAAATGTCTACATTATTTGCGCATTTATAATTAAAAGCACTATCTATATGCAAACGATGATGACATAAAACTGTATCAATATTATAAAATTTCTTTTTCAAAAAGAATAATTTGAACCAAAGATTATAATCATCTAATCCTGCAACAGGTTTGACAAAATTCTCGTCATCCCAAAAAGCATATTTTTTGTTGATAATAACACTAGAATTAATAACAGGATTATAATCAAATATATTATGTGTATGTGTTATATCTCCTAAAGGTATAGGTGGTGACCCTGTTTTGTCGCCAAAATATTCACATTTACCACCTACAACATCATATTCATTTAAATATGGTATTTGTAATTCTAGTTTATTTGGTACCCATATATCATCAACATCTAAAATAGCAATATGATTATATTCTGCATCACAAACCATTGCATTTAATGTATTTGCCTTACCTTGTGTAGAATAGTATTTTACAATTATATTATATTTTTTTTCTAAATTTAATGTATTTATGGTAATATTTGCTTGTTTTTCAACATCAGAATTTTGGCTATATCCATTAATACCTATAATAAGTTGCCATTTGCCATATGTTTGATTAATAACAGATGTAACAGATTGTTCTAAATATTGTACACCATTATATAATGCTATTAGAATAGTAATTCCGTTAATATCTGACGAAAAACTATTTAAACAAGGTTCATTTTGAACTTTGGAATGAATTGAATTATCGTTAGTAATTTCTATATTATCAGTATTATAAATGTTCATATAAGATAATATAATAAACTAATTTTTATATAATATTAAAAATACTTATAAAGAATTGATAAGTATTACTTAATTATAAATAAATGGTAAAATTAAACGTGTATGTAATATATTCTCAGCATTTAGAAAATAGACAAAAATATATCAATAGTACAATAGATTTTATTAAAAAGTATACTGAAACGATTGGTTATACATTCAATATAAATATTATTACAGAACCATCAAAAGAATTTGTTGATAATAATGTTGAAACTTTTAATAAAAAGATTAAGTATGATAAATATCCAGAAGACACAAAAATAAATAGAGACTTTAACTCTGCGATACAAACACTAAATTCTTGTCAAATTTCTAATATTGAAAAACACAGAGAAATATATAAATACATAATGAACCAATCAGAAGACGAAATATATATGATTATTGAAGACGATGTTGTAGTAGGTCAAGAATATATTGCTAATATTGAGAATTTATTTAAGAATCTAAAGAATAAGACCTTTGAAGATGATTGGGATATACTTTTTACTTGTCTACCTTCTTTAAGTCAAGAAGGTGAAATGAAATTAATACCAGTCGAGACAGTTTATTCAACACTAATGTGTAAAAGTTCATATTTTATTAAACCTTCAATCTGTAAAAAGTTATATGAATATTCTGATGTATTGAAATTTTCAATGAAAAACTGTCTAGGAAGATTTTTTCATGAAAATAAAAATGTCAAGGCTATGTTTTTAAATAAACATACATTTTTAGAAGCATCAAAAATAGGTATCGTACCTTCAACCCTGAACCCTAATAATTTCTTGTTTCAGAACAATCAATTTATACATCTCGTAAATATATCAAACCTTGAAAATATTAAAGATAGTGATGTAAATGATGCTGAAAAAGTTTACGAAAATTCTAAACACATTGATAGTGCTGATATCTTACATATTATGGGTATTATTTATTACAAATATAAAAATTATGAAAAAGCTAGAGAATTTATGACTGCTGCTGTTGACAATATGAAGAAAAATAAAGGCTTCTTGTTACAGAATAGTGAAATTCTTAACAACTGTATTAATATGTATCAATATGATCAACCATATCTTGAAGAATATAAGAAAACAGTTCCTAAATATTCTTAAATTATTCATCAGCTTTTTGCTCTAAAGTTGCAACACGTTCAACAACTTTATTGAGTTGTGTGCTAAATTGTGTTAAAATGTTAGTTATTTGATTAACTTTTTCAAAAAGGCTCGATACATCTTGTGGTGAAGCAAAATCAGTTGGAAACTCATCAACTTTTGATTTTGTATCAGATACTTGTATCTTTAAAGTATCTACCACAGTTTCTAGATCAGAAATTTTTTCATTTACTGGACTAAAATCTACAGATATATCATTAGATGTACTAGTACTAGTACTAGAAACTCCATTTGAAACAGATAAAGCATTTACCTTTTGTTCAAGATCATTTAGTTTCGAAAATATATTTGCAAATACCATTCCTATTTATAGATAGATATAATTTTTTGATAATTTTTACACACATATATATAAAAAAATGATTATATCTTTTATTAATTAGAAACCCTATATATAATGATTGTACCTATTAGATGTTTTACTTGTGGAAGAGTAATGGCTGATATATGTGATTACTATGAAAGAGAAAAAGCAAAAATTGAAGAAAATAAAGACATAGACCCTATGTATAAAAGTTTCGAAAAAATACACACTGGACATATCTTGAATGATTTAGGATTAAAACGATATTGTTGTAGAAGGAATTTGATTGCAAATATAGATATGATGAACATTATATAATATCTTATATACGATTAAGGAAAATGGAAAAAAAAGATTTTCAGACAGAAAATATAGATAAATATATTGAAAAACAAATAGAATTAAAATTTAACAATCTATTGGAAGCATTACCTAATAAACAGCTTGATGATAGAAATTTTAAACCAATATATAATTATACTATAGGCGAGATATATAAGAATACTTTGCAAAACAGCATTGATATATTAAATGATATTATAGATATATACAGTAAAAAAGATTATATAAATACTTCGAACTATACCAACGTTTTATTAAGTATACTTTTAAGGGATGATAGAAAGGTATATGTAGGTATCATATTGATTTTTTTATCATTTATAATTTATTTTATTGACGGAGTATCAATATAAAATAAAACATATAAAAAGTATAGAATTAATGATATATTTTTTGCAAAATATATCAAAATACCAATATTATATTATCATTATCGCTTTCATTTTTTACATCTTAGCAAAATTAAATACATCAATATTGATGGCTATATTGATAGTTATTATAATAGGATATTACTTACAACAAGAATTATCTCAAAACAAAAATAATAACATATCTATTGAAAATAAATTAAAAGATGATGTAAATGATGTGAAAGAATTAACTACGTCTAATTTTTATGTAAAAGAAAATGCAAAACAAATGAAATACCTTGTTAAAAACCAAGAGTTCGTAGATATATTGCAAAATATTAGATTTACAAAAAAATTTGACAAATCTAAATATTCAAAACTAATAATATATATGGATAAAATCATGAAAGTGTATGTTTACATATTATGCGATAGATATGATTTGAATACATATTTACCAGTATTCAATGATTTAAAATATGAAATATTAGAGTTAATGTATTCATTAATATTTGTAGTACCGGAAAGGTTAAAACATTCATATGGTTTTGATCCGAATGAACAAATTCAAAAATCTTTAGAAGATTTTTACAAAAAAACAAATAGTATGATTAAAATTATACGAAATTATAGCAAAATAGGTAAGAAAGAAGTATTTTTTAATTTTGAAAAATATAGACCATATGAACAATCATTAAATCATTATTTACCTTAAATCGCCCGATGTAATAAAATATTATCTTCTTATACAAGGTGGGAAGTAAAATCGGACAATGTAGTATTAACCTCATATATGCCTTTATTCTTTCTCTCTGAATTAAAATTCAGGTTATTTATATCAAAAATACTACTTGAAAAAAGTGTTTCAGATTTATTAATATTAGGTTTCCATTCATAAGTTCCATTCCAATTATCAAATAATCCCCCTCTACCTTTGTATACTTTTTTTGCCTGTTTTTTAGCCTTTACATTTGCTGGTTTTATGACTGGTTTTATGACTGGTTTTATGACTGGTTTTATGACTGGTTTTATGACTGGTTTTATGACTGGTTTTATGACTGGTTTTATGACTGGTTTTTTTGATTTTTCGTATGTTTTTGTTTTATCAGTTTTTTTATATTGATTATAAAATTTCGGTATCAATATGGAAAATTGTCTTATAATTATATTTATTTTATCTTGACCTTTTGGACATGTAAAACATCCTCCTGACATATTTTTCTTGCTAGAACATGTTAAACATCCTCCTTTTAATGTGTTATAAGATCCGCCGTAATCAGCATCATTTACAGAATCATAAATTGATTTGGAATTTAATTGTTCGCTTTTACTTAAATTATCAGATATTAATCTTTTATCATTTAATGAATTCAAACTGTTAGCAATATTTGCATTATCAATTACATTTTCTGGATTTTCGCCTCCATATATATATTTATTTTTTAGTTGCATATATTTCTATATAAATAACAATACAAAAATTATATATAAAAGAAAATTATTTAATATATAAAAAAGATGATTGAACTTAGTCTGGATGTGTTAAATAATATTGTTTTTGATATAGATAAAATGTCAGGTGAAGAGCTATATGCAAAATACAATGTAGATATTAATGTTTTGGAAAATAGTATTTCAGATCATATTGATAAATATTATATAAACAACAATATATATCATATATTTCCTATATTAAGTATCAGTATGTTGGTATTAAATACTTTTTTATTTTCATATTTTATGTAGTAAGCTAGAAAGTATTATATTTATTTGTTTTTTTAAATAAAGAAAGAATATTCCATATTTGTTATGAATAGCATTTTGCCTTCTGGTATATCAAGATTGAATACTACATCATCAAAATTTAATCTTGATACAGGTTCGGTGTTAATTGGTTTAAATGCTGGAACACAATTACTTGATATTAATAATGTGTTTGTCGGCAATTCTGCTGGATCTAAAAGTACAATGGTATCTGATTCAATATTTATAGGCAATTACGCAGGAGAAAATATTGAAACAGGTAAAAAAAATATCATTATCGGCGATGATAAATCTTCAGTATATATGAATAAAAACAATATGATATCAATTGGTTATAATAATTTGGACAATAACACTATTGGTATTGGATCAAATATCATAAGTACTGGTATAAATAATATGCTTTTTGGTAAAAATATATCATGTGATGCAAGTAATATATATTCGTATGGAAATAATATTATTGTTAAAAATAGCGCATATTTTTTTAATTCATTATTAATACATGATGGTAATATATTGCTAAATGGTTTCAATACTATAGGACTTTTGGATATTAAATCAAATACTAATTATTATTCATCTAAGAATATATATATTTCATATGAAATAAATAATTATATAAAATATCCAAATACAATTTTTTCAAAAGAGACTGATATATTATTTAAATTCAAACCTAAAAAAGGTGAGTTATTTAATTTTGACCTAGCATTTTACAAAGATAGTTGTAATGTTATTAATTTTAACTTTAAAAGAAATTATATAGAATATACAAACCATGAAACGTCAAATGATATCAAGTATTCTATAAATATAAATAATGTAATTGCGTATGATGTTTATAATACTATCCATATAGTAAATAATGATAAAAAATATAAAACACTATCACTATATATAAACCCTTCTTATAATGGTTTCATTGTTGATACAGATGCTTCAAAAAACTACACACAAGGATTGGTATATAATATTACGGATATAAATATTGACAGTATTAGATTAGAATATGCATTAGAAAATGGTATAAATAATATAAATTCAAACTATATTTTTAGCGATTATTACAATAAATTATACAAAATATCGAATATAACATCGAATATAACATCGAATATAACATCGAATATAACATCGAATATAACATCGAATATAACATCGAATATAACATCGAATATAACATCGAATATAAAATCGAATATAACATCGAATATAACATCGAATATAACATCGAATATAACATCGAATATAACATCGAATATAACATCGAATATAACATCGAATATAACATCGAATATAACATCGAATAATTATATTATAGATTATGAAAGTTTTAATAATGCTTCAATGGGATTATCATTCAAAGATTTCATAATATCAATAAATAATGTAAATGCAAATAATTATAATGTTGCATATGGAAAAAATATAAATATTAATGGGGGTAATAATATTTGCATAGGAGACAATCAAAATATAGAAGGCAATAGCTCAGTCATAGTAGGTAATAATATTTCTACGGGTAAACTTTTTAAAAACTGTACGAATTCTGTAATTATAGGAAATAGTAATTTTATAAACAATTTTCCAAAAAATTCAATTGTATTAGGTAATAATAATTTTACAGAACAATTTGACGATAAAGAATTTTACAATTTTTTGTCAAAACAACCAATTATATTGGGAAATAATATTAATAGCATTAAATATAATGTTAATATATGCGATACCATAGTAAAATATAATGATGATAAAAGCAGTAATGATTTACTATTACTAGGAGTTGGTAGTAAATATACAAATATTCTTCCAGTAGCCATAGGATTTTCATCAGTAGAACAAATTCCAATTAAAAATGTTTATAAATTAAATTATGTATCAAACATTAATACGCAATTAGATATAAAAATAACATCGTCAAATTATTATCTAAATAATAAGCTATTTATAGAAGAAAAACGTACTATTACATCAAATCAAATAATAAATATTTATCCAACAAATCCAAAAGTGTTTAATAATGATATATATAGTCTTTATGTCAATGATGGCGTATATACAGATATATTAGGAATTTATAATATTTCAAATTATAATACAGAACTTTCCATTAATCCAAATCAAAATAAAAATATAAAATATATAATGCCTGATATGCTAAGTAGTTATTCATCTACAATACCAAGGTTCTTATCGTATACAAATGATAGTAGTAATTATAATCAGCTATATTGGAATACATTTGAAAACGTATTAAATGATTATGATATAATAACAAGAAGTGTAACAGCATCTGATCATATAACATCATATAATTTTATTGGCGTTGCTAGTAATTTATTTGGAATTAATTTAAACGATAGAGATACTTCATTATTAAAAGAAGGGTCTAATTTATATTACACACATGAACGCGTTGGAACAATTACAAATTCTTCAAATATAAAATCAATGAATTATACTTTACAAACTTCCAATGAGTTATCTAATAGAATATCAAAATTAACAACAAATAACATTATAGAAGATGGAAATTTATATTATACATCCAATAGATTTGATGAAAGACTTTTAACAAAATCATTAGATAATCTTTATAATGGAACTAGTAATAAGTATATAACAAATGATATATATGCAAATAGTCTTCTTATTACTGGTACTCTGACTGTTGGAAAAATACAAGTTCTTGGTATAGATTTTCCCACAAATGGAAATAAAGTTAAATTTGCAAATGAAGAAGATATTACTACATTAAAACAAAAAGTAGATAGCTTGACAAGTATAATAGATCAATTAAGTAGTAGGATATTAGCATTGGAGAATATTTGATTAATCAAATCTTAAAAGACATTTGGTTTTAATGATATCATGATTTGGTATTAATGTAATTTTGCTTTTGCAAGAATTATTATTTATCATTTTAATATATATATCGTCATAATTTTCAAGGACATAATCTATAATACCATTGTTAAAAACCCATCGAAAAAAATTCAACTGTCCTATAGTAGTCTCAATAAACTCTTTTTTTTCTAAGTTTAGAAAAAATGTTATTCTATAATGGCGTCTAAATGAATCAAAACTAAATTTGCTATAGGATTTCAATTGTGCTCTATAATCTTGATATAAATTTATTTTTCTGTAATACCCTTTTATATCATCGGGTAATTCTTTATATATCTCTTTACAATCATTTATCCAATAATAAATATTATGTGATTTTGCGTAATGTGTTACTAACCATTCAATAATTCTCAATGATAGTTTATGTTTTCCATCTATAATATCTTTTAAAATATATTTGTATTTTGGATTTTTATTGTAGAAGTCAGTTAAAGAAGATAACAACAAAGTTTGACCTATATCATTCATTTAGTTGTTGAAATATCATATTCCTTAAGTACTTGTGCGTTATATATATTGTTTTTACAACACACAAAAAAACAATTAAATTAATATGCCGGAGAACTTCCAATTTCAAGAGTATTTTCGCGTAAATCAGGTTCAATTGTACTAATCATCCACGGTCCTACAGATCCTTGAGGGTTTGGTATCTCCGATCTTAATTGTAAATTTGCATTTCTCATAGATTGTCCAACAGTATTAACTCCTACATGATATCCAGCAGTTAGATAATTTTGATCATGTATATCCCCTGTACCAGATGGATTTATTCTAGCCCATTTTGAATCAGCCGCATCTTTGGGTAAAAGATCTTGGGCTGATAATCTATCGCGGGGAAAACAGCTTTGAACATCTTGGTTTGGTAAAGGAGCTTGTTGAGACATATTTGTAGAATCTGGATAAGGTGCGTTGAAAAATGTTTCTTTTCCAGACGATCCTCCAGATCCAGATTGAATAGATTGAATTTGTTCAAATTTTTCATTTCCACTAGAAGCAGATATATTACCATTACCTCCTTGTATATTTGTAAAGTCAATATTTTTATTTGAATTATCAGCAACTGATAAAGATTTACTAGGTTTATTTTGTGTTCCAGTATTCATATTATCCATATTATCCATATGTTCTAAATTATAAGAGTTACATTTTGAATTATATGTTAAAAGTAACAATAATGAAAGCAATAATAGTATTGCTATTGAAAACGAAACAACAACAGTATTATTATTAGTACCCATTTTGTATTATACTTACTATCTCTATCTATTATTGACAACAGATAATATTCTAAAATAAATTTATTTTACATATTTTTTATTTTGTCTTCTTGATTAATAATTGAAGAATTTATCTGACTTAATATTTCACCCCATTTTTTACCAGATGAAAATTTAAGTTTTTGAAACATATTTTTAATTTCAAGTATATTACTTGTAATATCTTTGATTATTCCTTCGTTATATTTAATTTTTGTTTCTGTCCTTGTAGATAGACTATTTATATTGTCATCAAGTTTATCTTCTATATCATCTTTTGAATATGTACATACATCTTGTGTAGTATCTATAATATCTAGAGATCTTATAATCCATTTATTATTAGCACTATCCTTATAGAAATATAATCCAAAATGCTGTATTTCTACATTCAATATACACTTTTTTAAATGTTTCACATCTTTTATCAAATCTGTAATTTCTTCAAATGTATCAATATATTTATCATTGAATAGTATTTTTGTATGATGTGTTGCAGATAATATTATTTCAATTGTATGAGATTGATTACAATAACCTCTTGTATATAATTGTTGTAATTCTTCATCAGAAAATGATTTATTAAACCATTCTAGCGAATTTGTTTTTATATTATTAATGAGTTTATCATCAAAATCATATAAATAATTAATAACATCTTCATTAACCGTATTTGGTATATATACAGTTATTAAAAAACCTTTATTATCTACAAATTTATGTATTGATTTTATCTTAACATCTGATAAAAAATATTTTACAATATGATTAGTTGTAGATACATACTTATTATTCTTTTTTACTGGTTGTGATAGCATTGCCTTTAAATATTAAGAAGGTACTTACTTTTATATATGTAATCAATAATGGTTACATATGTTATATATTCATTGTTTATTATGTGTAATTCTTGAAATTTTATATTCTATAAATAAATAGATATGGTTAATCAAATAGAAAAAAATATAGAAAATATAGAAAATATAGAAAATATAGAAGATAATACAATTATAAGCATATTAGTAGATCTTATAAAAGATGAGTTATTAAAATCAAATATTAGCGTAGATGTAATTATGCCAATACTTTTACATCTTTTATATTATATCGTTCCTTTTATTATAATAATATTGTTATTAAATTTTATATCTACAATTTTTGCGGTATTTATTGTAAATTATTTTTTTCGATCAAAAATATTTTGTACTTCTTAGTATAGAACGAAAGTATAAACTTATGCCATATAGTCAAGAAGCATTTGAACAAGAAATGGAACAAGAAATGGAAAAAGAAATGGAAAAAAATATGGAACAAGTAGGAGGTATTAGATACGGTGTAAGAGGTAGAAGACCAAGATCTTCCAAGCCCCGCGCTAAATCTCCTTCCAAGCCCCGCGCTAAATCTCCTTCCAAGCCCCGCGCTAAATCTCCTTCCAAGCCTCACGCTAAATCACCTTCTAAACCCCGCGCTAAATCTCATCATACTCCTGATACTATATCCTCATATAAACACAATGAAAATATAGCTAAAGAAACCATAACTTCCCTAAAAAAAATTAAAAAACAAATGAAAAATGGAGGTATCGATCTTTCACCTTTCCTTGCATCTCTGTTTTTACTAGGATCAAAGTTAGCTTTTTATAAAAACAAAAAAAACCAAGGCAAAAAAAGCACAAACGGCAAAAAAGGTAGGTTTTTCGGAGGCGAAAAACAAGACCAACAACAAGACCAACAACAAGACCAACAACAAGTTGACGCACAAATATATGATAAATTTGATAATGTGAAAAATAAACAATCAAACTCATCTGACCAAAATTATGATTTAGACCAAAATGGTGGACGTAAAGCTCGTGGAATTCAAAAGAAACCAACAGTACCAAAGAGCTCTAATATACATAAGCAGGCAAAAAGACCTTCTAGCCCCAAACCTAAGAAGGTAACTGTATCAAAACGTTTTAGTTTACACGCGAAGAGACCAACAAGCCCAAAACCAAAGAGAACAGTTAAGAATATGCATTAATCTATGTACTATCCCCCCATTTCATACCCTTTTTTTTATAATTATTAATAAATGACATAGATATCAATTTATTATTATTTTCGTAATTAGACTTGTTATTGATAATAAACCACCCTCTTTGGTATGCATCTTCTAAAGTCTCAAATTGATCTTTTACGATAACATATAATAATCCTTTGTGGTTAATAATTATATCTTCCATTATACATATTAGATAGCTGCGAGATTTTATATCATTTTTTTATACATTTGTTATAATAAAATGGACGTAGAAACAATAGAAGATATAAAAAAAATATTAGATTTTAATGAAGCAAAGAAAGACATCATATTAAATAAAATAATTAATGATGACATTATTTCTGGAAACAAAATAGATATTTCAGAAGATGTTTACAAAGATACTCATATAGACAAATGGGTTACAAATTTACCAATTTTATCTGGTAGTAAAATATTGATGGACAAACTTATAAAACATCCTATAAATGATATTGAACTATTAAATAAAAGACAAAATATATTTATAAATTTTGAACCAGATATTGAAATTTTAAAAGAATATGAAAACGATATATTATGGATATATCAAATTGCAGATGAAATAAAGGATAATGCTTCAATTGAAATATTATTTCCATCATCATTTATAATTAGTTACATAAATTATATAGAACAGCTTCTCGATATTTATCACTTATATAAAATTTATATGATACCTTTGACATCAATAATGTATCCATTGAGCACTTTTTTTGCACCGTACTACTATTTAAATAGATATCTTGGTATGAATATATCTTTTCAAACATATCTTGAGATATTTTGGAATATTATGAAACTCTCTATACAAACAACTGATAACTTGAGGGCTGATATTACTAAATTTATTACAATTTTTCTATACATAAGTGTATATCTTTATAATATGTATCAAACATTTGAAATTGCTGCATTTTTGTATAATACAAAGCAAAAATTGCATGAAAAAATGAGTGGGCTTTTAAATTTTGTAAAACATGCACAACATATCCTCAAAAATATACCAAAAAATATTATAGAACCTTATTTTAATATAAATGAAACTTTCGATGATCTAAAAATTAATAATTCTATGAGTGATATATACCAGTTATGGAAGGATGATGTTCTTAAGAATAAAATATCACATTTATTAAAAACAATTTATGCGGTAGATGTAATAGATTCTATTCATAAATTATTTTTAACAAGCGAATGGTCAAAAGTATCATATGTAAATGACAAATCAATTATTTGGGATGCTAAAAATCCTATTTTATCAGATAAACAAATAAGTAACCCCATCAATCTACATAAAAATATAATAATTACAGGACCAAATGCTGGAGGAAAAACTACATATGTGAAAACTATATTAGCAAATATTATATTAGGTCAAACATTTGGTATTACATATAGTACAAAGTCAAATCTCATATTATATGATACTATTAATTCATTTATGCGCGTATCTGATATTCTCGGATCTAAGTCGTATTTTGAAGCAGAAGCAGAATACTGTCTTAATATGATTCAAAAAGCACAAGTATTATCGAGCGAAAATAAGAAAGGTCTTTTCTTGATGGACGAACCTATGCATTCAACACCTCCTACTGAAGGTATGGCCACCGCATATGCAGTTGTAGAATATTTGAGTACTTTATCTGGTATATCATTAATTATTACAACACATTTTCATAAATTAGTTGTTTTAGAACAACTTTATCCCGATAAGTTTATTAATTTATCAGTAGATGCAATTCAAATAAGTGAAAATGCAAATAAAGGATTTCATTTTCCATATAAAATAAGAAGAGGACACTCATACTTATGTATAGCTATTGAATTATTGGATATTAAAGAATTTCCAAGCATAGTTATTGAGAATGCGATTAAAATGAAAAACAAAATATGTAGCGATTTTAATAAGTAAATATGTACAGCTTTTTATTCGACCCTATCTATATAAATTTAAGTATATTAGCTCTTCTTATATTTTTAGTAATGTTTCTATGGAGAAAACTAACGATATTAGAAGGTAACTTTTTTATTTTAGAAAAAAGAGTTAATTTAATGAAGAAAGAAAGTAGAGAAAGTTCTATGTCTAAAAATTTAGAACGTTCTAATATTGTAATGAATGAAATTTTTAGCGACGCAATTTCTAAAGAAGCGTGTAAAACAGTAGGTATATGTTCATTCCCATTATCTTCGGATGATGACCATAATGATGATCTAATAAAACAACAACCGGAACACACTACAGTGAGAATTGTTGAAAAATACGAAGATGATATAGAACAAGATGATGAAATTGAGATCTCTTTTGGAAATATTGATTTAGATAAAAAAATAGAGGAGGCTATTGAAAAAGATGATATTATTAATATTATTGATAGAACAGATATTGATGCGGATAATACATCAATAGTTTCTGAATTTACTTTAAGTTCTGATGATAAATTCAATCAAAAAAAACTTTCAAAGATGAACTTAGATAAGCTAAAAAATGTTTGCATACAGTTAAATATCAGTGCAGATGGAACTAAATCTCAATTAATTTCAAAAATATTAGAATGTAACAAATAAAAAATATTATTAATGATTAGATATAAGATGAGTTGTTGTGATTCCAAAGAACCTATTCCGCACTGTCCTATTAAAATGTCTGACGGAAGATCTTTTACAGATTATAGACCTCGATGCCAAGTAAACGCTGAGCTATTTAATGATGTCGCTTCAAAAAATATGATGAAAAGCAGTTATGAAAGTCGAATGTTTTTACAAGAAAATGCAGATATGATTATGGAAAGAAGTAGATTGCAGTCTTTGCAAAATTTGGCCCCATGTGCACCGTGCACACGACCATTTAATGACGCTGGTACAATGTATCCTCAACAATATATTGTCAAATGTTCTTCTATAGGTTGTGAAAAAATAGAAGTAAACCCTAATGGTTTGGGTACAAGCACTAGACTTTATTAATTTTTCCACTATATTATTTTTATGTTAAATAATTGTATATGTAAATTATAGAAGTAATTATTAATAATGATATTTGATGATGAAATTTTATATTGTAAAATAGACTTTAATAACTATTCAGAAATATATGTGTCTGGAAATATTAAAAACCCTGAAAGATATAAAAAACTATTACTTATTGCGCCAAATCCTATAGATAGAATGACAAATTACTCAGGGTCTGGTCTTCCATTTCCTTGCGCAGATATTGCTTTTGAAAATACACCTAATAAGCATATTATTTTATCTTCAGGTGTATTTTCGGTTACTTTTTTGTATCCTAACAGTTTTTATATGCCTAATGGTAGAGATAAAATAATATCTTCAATATTCTTTAGTCTTACAGACGCTAATAATACAACTACTCATATTAGATATGAATTAAAGAACATAAATGCATTGCGAACTTTAATAAATAGAAGCTCTCGTCAAGATCCCAATTTTTATGGTGCTAAAGACCACTTATTACCTATAGCAAATGCTGAAGATGTAATGAGAGAATATGCTAGAATTAAATTAGAAAATGATGTTGGATAAATTTTGTTCTATTTTTTTTACAAATATGAAAAAAATGATATGTTATATATGTATTTGATTACATACGCGCAAAAAAGACATCTTATAGAAATATCAAAGAAACTAAATATTTACTAGATAATAATTATCATGTCTGGTTTTCTTAAGAAAAATTACTTAAAAAAAGTTGATATCATTCCTGAAAGGGTAAAACGTGTAATTTTAGGTGTTTTCAAGACGCATGCATTCAAGCATAATGGTATAATCTTTGGCGGGATGGTACGTGATGAAATTATTTCAGATCATTACAAAAAACTATATTACCAAAACCAATCAGACAGGACGGACATTAACAAATTCTGGAACCCTGAATATCACCCAGAAACGGCTTCGAGAACATTAAATCCTGAAGATATGGATGTGTCATTCTCAAACGACGCAGATGCTATAAATTTTATAACAAGTATACTAAATCAAATGAAGTTTAGTATCGGTAATGCTATGAGCCATACGTTAATTGAGCTTATTAATACAGACACACAGTATTACATGCTTCCAATCAAGAGCGTAAGAAGGCTTACATTTAACATAAATCTTGGATATATTCCATTTGTATTTTGCGGACATGAGATTATATTAAATATCGATATTGTAATGCCGCAAAAAGAAGATATGTTACCACCGTTTAAAACGCTTGATATGTTATGTAATTCATTCATCATGACAAAACACGGTAAGATGCTTTCAACATGTACTGGAACGCCAATCGACAAACTGACTGATTTAGAAAGAATGAAGGTTTCATCTAAGATTATGCTAGATATAGTCAACTTTGAAACAAACTTTTGTCTCGGATCCATGTTAGGAAGATATTTCACAGGAAGTTTTAAATACAATAAATATGCATTTAAACGTATACAAAAGATGTTATCGAAGAGACCAGTATGGACTATAAAAGACCTTCCCTTCGAAATTACAGAAATCAAGAAGCGTGATAAAAAATCTGAATGTTGTATATGTTGTAGTCGTTTTAACAAAAAGTCTAGAAAAATAACATTTTACAACAAAAAGACGGACAGTTCATCAGGTAAAGAAAAATTAATTTGTAGCTCTGAGTTACACGAAAGCTGTCTTATGAAATATATAGAGTACCAAATACAAAATCGCGAAGATATGTTCGAAAATGAAGGTGATATTGACAATATTGACAGAGAATTTGTTTTCAAGTGTCCTTATAGAAACCCTATCAACTTCTTGCAAACATCAAAAATAATTAAATCGAAGATTGCTGATCTTTGTAATTAAAAAACCCAAAACTTCATAAATAAAAAACCAAAAAAAATATTTTTTTATGCTGATATGATTACATTAAAGCTCTTAGAAAATATACATCCAATAATATAACTAAATAGTGATAATATAACAACTGTAACAAGATTAGAAAATTTTGCTGTTTTAAAAATATCACAATATTCGGTAAAATATAAGTAAACTTCGAAAAGCATTATTTTTAAAAACATACCATATATTACATTGAAACCAAATAGTAATCCTAACAAAAAATTGATTAAAATATGGAATATCAAAAATATTTTGCTTTCTAGAATATTGTAATTTTCGTTTGGATAGAAGAATATATCAAATGTATATATTTTAAAATAACATCTCGATATGGTAAACATTACAGTTGTCGTAACAATAACAAGAACATAGATGTAAAAATAAAACGGGTCCATCCTTTTATCTTATATAATTTTTTATTTTTCAATTTTATGTAATTTATATTTATAATTATTCGATAGTTTTAAACGGATTGCTTTATTCATAATTTTATTTGAATAGTAAAACAATATACCATGATTTAGAATATCATCCTTCATTTTTTGAAAAAAACGTCTTACGAGAGAATTCTTCATATTTTGATATTTTTTGCATATAGAAGATAATTCTATAATTGGTTTGTTATGTAATAATAACTGTTCATAATGTTTATTATATGATGTGAGATTGTGAAACTTCATTTTTTCATATTTAAAAAGTATGCTGTTTCGTGCATTTTGTATATCATCGTCTGTTATCGAGTAATTTTTAATAATTTCTAATATTAAATATATAACATTTGGAATATTGTTATACTCTGTGCTAGTATGGATATAATAATGTGAAGATTTAGGGTTATGTCTATCAAAATTGAAATTTAAATCAATATTATAAATTAGTCCATATTCTTTTCGTAATGTATTATAAAAAACACCAGTATCAAAATTAAATAATATTTCCTTAAGAAGAATAAGACATAAATATTCATTTGATAAATATTCTATTTTTTTACATACATATAATCTAATAAATGAATTAGCATTATGTTGTGAGTTTTTTACAGCAACTATATGTAATTGTTTGTTTTTATGATGATATATAGGATATATGATTTTTGCTCTTTTGTGAGATTTATTTTTAATATTATCAAAATATTTGTTTATTATTTTCTGTGTTTTGATTAAACTATTATTCGGACATGACACTGATATTACCATATTTTGAATTATTACATGATTATTGATAAAATCAATTATTTTACTTATATCATATTTTTTGATAAATTTAATATGTTCGATGTAATCATATTGGTATGCATACTTTGGAAACAAATATTTATTAATTTGATAATCAAATATATATTGATTATCTGCAATTATATTTCTAATTTCTTGTATCACAGCGTTTTTTTCTGTAACTGCTATTTTTTCATCAAGTTTAAAATCTTTAATTGTATTTGAAAGAAGGTCTATAAAAAACTCAAAGTCCTTATAAAATCCTGTTATGTATATTTTTGTTTCATAATTACTTACATATGCATTTGAATTTGCGCTACGTTTTGCCAATTCTGTTTTAATATAATTATAATCTGGGTATTTTTCAGATGTCATCATTGATATAAGATGTTCCATAAAATGGGTAATACCAATAGTAGTTTTTGTCTCGTGATTTTCTCCCAATAATAGACTAATAGAAATATGTGTTAAAGATGTATTCAATGGAATTATTATAACTTTAATACCATTTTTTAATTTATATACATTTTTTTTGGTTTTATCCATATATCTTTCTAATATTATATCAAATTATTATTTTTGAGTGTTATATAATTTGCACATAAAAACTGATATTTATATGTATATAATATACCTGTAATGAAGTCTCTTATCATAGTTGAAAGTTATACAAAAACAAAGACAATAAAAAAATATTTAAATGATCCTAATATAACAGTTACATTTTCATCAGGGCATATATGTAATTTACCAAATGATAATCTTGGTATAGATATAAATGATTGGACGGCGAATTATATCCCTACAAATAAAAAAATTATTAGCAATATAAGACAATTAACAAAAGGTGTCGATATTGTTTATATTGCATCTGACCCTGATCTCGAAGGAGAGGCTATAGCCATTCATTTGAAAAACAGTATTGATGATTTAATAAAAAATAAAAAATGCTATAGAATAACATTTAATGAAATTACGAAAAATGCTGTATTTGAAGCTATAAATAACCCAACACAGATAGATATGGATAAAGTATATGCACAAGAAACTAGACGTATTGTTGATAGATTAATAGGATATAAGATATCGCCTATATTATGGTCTAAATTTAATCAAAATTATTTAAGTGCAGGAAGAGTTCAAATAGCAGGATTAATTGTCTGTATAAATCAAAGAAATAAATTATTGAACAAAGAAATTATACCTTATTGGATTATTGAAGGAATTTTCCATATTGACGACATAATCTTAAAAGCTACAATGTTTCAATATAAAGAAATCTTTAAACTTTATAATGTAAATGATGTAAAAAACGTTTTAGACAATATGAATATAAATATCAAATATTGTATAGAATATGATATAAATAAAAGAAAAACCAGCCCTCCACCCCCTTATACAACAACAACAATGCAACAAGATGCATATAATAAATATAAATTTAATACCAAGACAACAATGAAGTTAGCTCAAGATTTATATGAAAATGGTCTTATAACATATATGAGGACAGATTCTACACATATATCACAAGAAGCAAAGAAAATGATTATTAATAGCATAAAAGAACAATTTGGTGAAGAATATGCAAAATATAGGAATTATAAAACAAAGATTGTAAATGCTCAAGAAGCTCATGAAGCAATTAGAATAACAAATCCAAAATCCATAGATGCAGAAAATTCTTTTCAAGCATATACGCCAAGACATGGTAAATTATATGAAATGATATGGAAAAGAACAATTGCTTCATTAATGGTTGATGCAGAATATACAGATATTAATTTGGTATTTACAAGAGATGATATTAAAAACGTTTTTAAATCTACTAAATCATTCCTAATATACGAAGGATTTCTATTGGTTTACAATCATAAAAATGATAATTATCATGATTTTATAAATATAATAAAATCAAACGATTGTTTTGTGAAGGAATATATATCAAATGGAACTATAGACAATATACCATCTATGTATAACGAAGTCCAATTAATAAAAGAACTAGAAAATGAAGGGATTGGCCGCCCTTCAACATACGCATCAATTGTTGATAAATTACTTGAGAAAAAATATGTTACATTAGGATGTAATCCACAACAAATGTTCGAATTAGAATGTTTTGTTAAGACTTCAAATACAGTATCGTGTATTAAAAAAATACAACTTGGCGGGAAACAAAAAGATCTTTTATTACCTACTAATTTAGGTCTTGATATTATTAAATATTTGTTTGAAATAACACCATACTTATGTGACTTGAAATTCACATCAAATATGGAGCAAGATTTAGACAATATTATATGTAAAAAAAATACAAAAAAATCCATACTTGATAATTTATATTCAAAAATTTGTGAAACGTTAAGTAAATTATCAAATACAGAAATAAAAAATAAGAATATAGTGCAATACGAAACAGGTATAATAAAAACCAAATATGGATATTGTTATTATCACAAAGATACTAATAAATATACAAATATCGAATCATATTTAAAGTGGAAAAATATATCTGTAGATGATTTAAAACATACAGACGTATATTTTATTAAATCTTTACCAAAAGCAGTTGTAATTGATGGTAAGACTAAATATATACATATAGGAAAATTCGGATTATATTTAAAAGATGAATTTGGTAATAATATAAAACTAGAAAAAAAATTATGGAATGGTTATATGTAAACATATCTACATTTGTCTTGTATCAATGGTTGTATTAATGGTATTTATATTTTCATCAAGTATACCAACTATTTTATAGACACTATCTATGATTTGTTTATTATCTTTAATGGTATTTGATATTAATTCGATTTTTTTGTTATTATTTATTATTATTGAATTAAGGTCGTTATATTTGTTATTTAATATAACTCTTTGTTCAACTAATTGTTTTAGCACATTACCTAATTCTATAGCTGTTATTTTTGACTCTAAAATATTCAGAATGTTATCTTTTTTTCTTTCATCTTCTATGAGAAAATCAATTTTTGTTGATATAGCTGATATTTTTTCATTTATTATATTATTCATTGAAAAAAACTCTTTGGAAAATGTGTTTAATAGTTCAATATTATCCTTATTATCTAATATAACTTGGTTTACATTATCTTCTGATGACATTATTTGTATCTATAATATCATAATAAAAAGTATTTTTTAGTTGATACGCAGTTCTTTATTATATAAATCGTTTATGTTTTTATCTATTACAATTACCAAAAAAGATCATATATTTCATTAACTAATGCTTTTCATATCATAATAACATCTTGGTATATTTCATATAATTATATGTAAAATAATGGTAATTATTGATATTATTTTGTCTTCAAAAATTTATTTATCTTGTGAAGTTCATAAGCTATATTTGACATAGATGTTGCAATATTATTTCCCTCTTCGTCGGTAAAAAAGTTGCTTAAAACATTCCAAAGACCCTCTTCTGATAAGGATGATGGTTTATTATTGATGTCATCGTCATCATCGTCATCTTCATCATCGTCATCATCGTCATCATCGTCTTCATCATCGTCTTCATCATCGTCTTCATCATCGTCTTCATCATCGTCTTCATCATCGTCTTCATCATCGTCTTCATCATCGAGTGGAATATTTTCATCTTTATTATCTTCAGAATTATCAACCTCGTCTACTTCCTTAATTGTAAAATTTCTACTTTTTTTATGCTTCTTTTTTTTTGACATCGAAGATATAATAGATGCATTTTGTTGCATATTGTTAATAAATGATAAAAAGTCGACGTTCTTTACACTTTTTTCAAAATCTTCTACATTATCTGGTGTAAAAGTTTCATTTGTGCTCATATGTAATTCTTATAATAAACTATATAATAATATTTCTTATATCTTTTTTTTTATAGTTATAATAGAGTGTTTATATGATTAAGAGTATTATATATATCATAGGTTTTTTATTGGGTATATTTATTATTTTAAATATAATTTCTTATAAAACCTTGATTTATAAATATTTTCTCAAAGATTACGAGTCATTTTCTATAAAAAATAAAGAAGAGGATCAATCTAAACAGCAGTCAGCAATTAAAAGTGATATGTCTAAATCTATAGAAGAAAATAATAATGTTAATGAGAAAATATCTGCAGTTCAAAATTGTTCTAAAGATATAATAAATGATTTTACAATTTATAAACTTCTTAAAAAACAAAATTTGATAATTTTAATATCATCATATATTCAATCTAATATATCAAATACATCATGGAAATCCGATAATAATAATAAATATGTTTCAATAAATAAATCAATTCAAAAAGAAACATTTGCTTTAAACCCTGTAATCAAGGGTTATAATATAAAGGATGTTTCTATTAAAGGACCTGAAATAGATGAAAAAAACAAAAATATCAATGCTATATCATTATTATATATGATGAATATTAAAGATTTTCAGAATGAATATAATTATCTTTTTGAGTTGAAATGTAAACCAACACATTTTTTTGATACAGATACAAAAAAAAAGCATGAAATAAATAATGATATATATATATTGATAAAAAATCGAGATGCTTTAAAATTATCAGAAATAAATGAAAAATGTAATGAAGATAAAGACTGTAAAATGATACAAAAAAAATTAAGAGAAAATATCAATATTCATAACAATTATTATTTTTATGAAAAAGAAAATATGAAGAAAGATAATGAATATATATCGACTTGTAAAAAAAATGAACTGTGTAATAAAAACTTAACTTTTAAAAACGAATTAGAGTTTTTCAACCAACTTCTTGATACTAAAGTATATAATATGGAAATAAAAATTGGTAAAGATATTTTTCATATTTATAATATAAATAACTCTATTTTCAAAAATGATATGACATTTATAGCACTTATTTTAAATAATGATATTGTAACAATACATATCAACAACTTAATATACAATTTTAATAGAACCAAAGTAAATGATGCAATTATTATTGATAGTAACTCATTTATAATAAATGAAAATGGTGGATGTGATATTACATTGTTTAGCTTTGCATTTTTTAATGAAGCAATATGCGAATATGATTTATCTGCATTCAAATTATATAACTATTATTATATGTATGGTGCAAATAAAATCGAAGAGAATAACGTGATACTTACTAATAATAATAATGATCTTGTGAAAAAATTGAACTCTTAAAGAATATATAAAAGATACTTTCACATTATACATATATATGAGATGAATAAGGGAGCAATATTTGTTTTAACGCAGAATAATATAGAACGAAAAATATATTTAAAAACTAGTCTTTATTTTTTGTTTAAGAATTTTAACGCAAAGTATAAATACCCTGTAATTATTTTACACGAAGGAGATTATGATATTAAGTCGCAAGAAGAAATATTAAGAAGTATTAGAGATGAATGTAGATCGTTAGTTAGTTTCAAAAAATTAGACATTGATGATTTTACAATACCAACACATATTGATAATGAAAAAATGCAAAAATCAATAGAGCTTCAACCAGTTCCTTATTGGAGAAATGCTAAATATAGATCTATGTGTTATTTCTGGATTAAGAACTTTATTAAATATATGAAAGATTATGAATATGTAATGAGATTAGACGATGATAGTATTATTGAAGAACCTATTAATATCGACTTAATGGATTTAGCAAAGACGCGAGATATAAATTACATGTCTAATATAATTCACATTGATTGTAGTATGTGTAATTATGAAATGAAGGATTTATTTACCAATATATTTCCAAACAAATTAGACAAAATAAATGAAATGTTTGTTGATCATAAACTTGATTCAAAAATGCCATATTTTCAAAATTTCAAAGAATTGTTCAAAATATTGAAAGGTTATGATTATGATAAGGACGACGTTGATCTTAGTATGCCTATTATGTATTATAATAACTTTTGCATCATTAAAACAACATTTTGGAATTCGGTGGAGGTACAGGATATTGTTGATAAAATTGATAAAAATGGAAATATATTTTATTGTAGATGGGGCGACGCACCTTTACAGACTTTAATTGCAACATTAATTGATCATACAAAAATATCAAAGGTTGATTTTAAGTATAGTAAAAGATTGCAAAGAGAGTGTTTTATAGATAATCAAGGTAGTTTACATTCGTTTATGCCAAAAACCTATGATAATAATAGTTGTATCACCAAGAATAAGAAATAGGTTTCAAACTTGAAAACAAATTATTATAACTTTATTATTTTTATGTAATATTTTTATGTAATATTATTTAGATTGTCAACTATTTCAATAAGCTCTCTATTTTTAGATTTAAGAGTATCATTATGATTGATTAAATTTATAATTTGTTGTTTTAGAGAATGAATATATTGTGACTCTATATAGTATTCTTCGTTAACAAAGTTACTACTGTTCAACATATCACAATTAACCCGTTTATATACATCCTTGTATTCTTCTCTTTCAATTTGAAGGGTCTTTTTGAGGTTTTCAACTTGCTCTTCAAGATCTCTAATTTTTTTTTGATATTGCATACTATCAATAAAATTAACTGAAGTCATTTATAATGCTATATAATTTAGTTATATACAAATCATTTTTTTCATATTTATCATGTAATTATCAATATATGTTTTCTTATTTATATATCATCTATATTTTCACTACTAATTTCATCTGTATCTTTATAGGAATGCCCTTCAATATCATTGTCAGATTCATCTGATATATTATCGAAAGTTATATATGATTTATTCACTTCATGTTTATCATCATTTGAATGATTGCTTCTATTATAATAAGAATTTATCAAAATATCAGATAATGTTTTATCTTTAATTAAGGATTGGCATTGGTCAATATTGAATTTGTGAACAATATCAACTTTATTGTCTTGAAAATCTCTTTTTGATATTACAACAATGTCTCCATTTTCTATAAGGATCCTTTTATTAAATCTACGTAAAGACCCTCTAATAATTCCAATTGCTTCAATACCACTATTACATATAACTTTTGCTCTACAATTTCCTAACAACTTAATAACATAAGCATATTCTTCAAAATCTGAATTAATAGAATAATTAAGATCTTTATCCTTATTAAATTTGGTGTGTTTTTTCTTATTTCTTATACTAGTTTGGTACATACTTTTGATTTATATTAATAATACAAACTTATCTTTATATTGCTTCCTTATTGATATAATGATACTTTTGATATATATTTAATATATTAAATATATTTAATAAAACCACACCCGTATGTTACTTATATTAGTTGACATTTGTTAAAAAATAACTCTTTTTATATAAGAATTATTTCGCTATATTTAATACATGTCACTAACAAATAATTTCCTTAATGATACGTGGTGTATATATTTTCACGATCCGTATGATATAGAATGGGATAACAACAGCTATAAAATTATTGGAAATATTTCAACTGTAGATGATTTTGTCAATTATTTTATGGCATTTCGTGAACTCTTTGCAAAGGGTATGTTTTTTATAATGAGATTAGATATAATGCCAAGATATGAAGATAAACTTAATCAAAATGGTGGATGTTTCTCTTTTAAAGTTATGCCAGAAGATTTGGATGCAAAATGGTTCAGTTGTATAGCAAATGTAATTGGTGAAAATGTTGGTTTAAAAGATGATGTATGCAATAATATCAATGGAATTTCTATTAGTCCCAAAAAGTTTTTTTATATTATTAGACTATGGATTAGAGATAAAAAATATGCAAGAAAGGAATACTATAATCTTGATATTCCTAGATATTCAACACTTATGTATAAAAACCATATAGAAAATTAACATTACTATATGATTATGATAGTTATTAATAAAAATATTAAGGATGTATATATTGATATAATATCTGATGCATTCATAAAAAAATTATTTACAAAATGTACTATAATATCTAAAAGTATAGAGAAACAGAAAATAATTATTGAAGTATCTTATAAAAAAACACTATTGAAAAAGTATAATAATGACTTTTTTAATATATTTCAAAATATGTGCGTTTGCGATGATGTAACATTTTATATAGAAGAAAATATAATATTATATAAAGATAGATTTCTAATTTGCTTTTTTATAAAGGTTAAAAATTGCAAAGATATACCCTTAATTCCATTTTTAGATAAATTATCAATTGTTTTTATTGTCGAGTTTAAAGAAATTTCGGGTTTTGAAAAAGTAGAATGTAATATTATGAATACATATGTTGATTACAATTTAGAAGGAAAAAAAATATTACAAGGTTTATCTAATATAAATAATTCCAACAATATTATCTGTGAAAAAACATATAAATTTGAAAATATTTCATATGATAATATTGATAAAATATGTAATAAAAAAAATAGTTTTTCAAAAGAATACGATCTTACAAAAGATATTGTTATCAATTTTGTAAATATTTTAATTGATGATTATATTAAATTTGCATTCTTGAAAAAAATATGCAGGTTTTATAAGAATATGAAAGTTCAATTATGTATAAAAAAGTATAAAGAGTAAATGTTATATTTTTTATATAAAGGTGTATATATGTCGGTTCTATCAAAGATATATACATTTTTTCACTATGTATCTACACCATTACGTTTCATATTATTTATTTTAGTATTATGCATTTTAGCACAATTAGTTATATATTCTGAAGATGAATTTGCTATTCAATCATATTTTTTAATTTGCGGTAAAATACTTCTTTCATTACTTTATCTTAATATTGATATATCATTTGAAGATATGGTTAAATATTTACAATATGTTTATAGTGATAAGAAATTTATCGTAGTATTTAATCATACAACATTAATAGATGGTTTTATGCTTAGTGGTACATTTCCAAGATCATCATATTTAATGATAAAGATGCAATTTTACGATATGTTAGGATGTAACGATAAATTTTACAAAAAAACAAAAAGTGTTTTCATTCGTAAAGGTGAAACAACCAAACAAATCATAGATCATGTAGAAAGTAGAACACCTGGTGGTCATGTCTTATTTGTCGCTCCAGGCTCTGGAGACACACCTGCCGTTCCTGGAAATATTACTGAATTTAAAAGTACGGGTGCTTTTGCTGGAAAATTCCCAATTTTGCCTCTTGTAATAAAATATGAAGACGATTCTTTAAATCATAATTATGATAATGGTGAATCAATATTACATTCATGTTTAAAATTGTTCCTCGTCAATAACTATAAAATTAATATTAGAATTGGCGATATGATTGAACCTAATAATGATGAAAAAATTGAAGAATATAGAGACCGTGTATATAATAATATGAATGATATTTACCATAAAATATCACCATAAATATATAAAATATATAATATATATATATATCATTGTCATGTATTTTACAATGATGTCAAATCGTGTCTATATCCACTTAATTATATTATTTAGTATGATAAATCAATTATATGGTTTTATTTCTTTAATATCGTTATCATCATATGTTCCAAAAAGCAGTAGTACTTCATTATATGCTATATTAAGAAATAATCACAGTTACTATAATAAGAATAGAATTATTTCAAATTACAGTAGTCATATTGAAAATATTTACACAACATATGATAATAAAAATTCCATTATTTTCTATAGAAATGGAGATGTCGAAAAATGTTTCAACAGAACACTAAAGTTAAAATCTAATCAAGATATTATACACGTACATATTGTATCTATCAGCTATTTTATTAACCTTTACAAGGACCTGAAATTATCAAACACTGAAATGATAAAAAATAATTAAATTTATTTGTTATGTTTATCTTTTTAATTGGTGTAAATGATATAAAATATACATATTATAATTTATGTAAATGAAGAATATTAATATCATTGTAGCAACAAGTACAGAATATGGTTTAGGGTTCAATAACAAAATGTGCTGGAATATTCCTGAAGAATTGCAATATTTTAGAAAAATTACAATAGGAAATAAAAAAAACTGTGTAATTATGGGTAAAAATACATGGTATTCTCTACCAGATGGTCCCTTGAAAAATAGAACAAATGTTGTAATTTCAAATGCTGATTATATTCAAACATATAACGATTGTAATAATCACGGTGTTATTGTTAAAAATTGTATTGAAGATGCAATTGATTTTGTTGAACAAAACGATAATATAGAAAATGTATTTATTATAGGAGGTTCCCAATTATATAACTATTGTTTGGATAAACTTGTACATAAAATTAGTAAAATTTATTTATCTATAATATATGATAAAAAATATACCTGTGATACATTCATAAACTCTGAACATATATATAAAAATTTTCATTTTGAAAAAGAAAATATTCATTTCACAGAAAGGTATGTTTTTATGATTGGAAATAATAAAAATAGAACTATATTGGATGAACCGCCGATATAGTTATTTATATTAGAACTTGACATAACAAGTGTTCTATATATATAGGTTCCTTGCATCTGTTTGTCTGACATAATAAATAATCTATTTCAGCGCCTATTTTTATAATCATTGTCTTTAATTCATGGTTTACAGTATGAATTTGTTTTTTTGGTATGCGAGGATATTTTATTTTAAAAAAACACAATTCATCATCATCTATTATTTTTATGAAATCTTCTATTAATTTGAGAATTGATACATTATATTGACAACATTTATACGAAAGATCACGAATATTCTCTAAATTATCTATAGATTTATCAAATGTTCTTATAAATTCATATAATGGTGGGAAGTTATAAATACAAAAATCCTTGGTTGTTATTTTATTTACATTATTTGATTTATTAGAATTTATATTCTCTATTTTCATTGATTCTTGTAATTCTATTTCTGCGATGAAAATAGCCTTGATAATATCACGTGTCTTGATTTCTACTAGATGTGAATTTAATCCTATTTTAAGATCATCTCTGAAAATTATTTGTATTTCTTCATATGTGAATAATGGTATCCTAAACATTGTAAAGCGACTTATAATAGGTGCTTCTATTTTTGATATAGAATGAGTTGTACACATAAATATGACATTTTGTGAATATCTTTCAAGAAGAATTCTAAATTCGTAGAATTTGTCGGCAAGTAGTTCTACGTGTTTGATTATGATAAAATGTTTATGTTCACCTATATTTTTTGTTTGAATTATATGCAATATAAAAGCTGAAATACAGCTTAGGTCTTTTGGATTTTCTGGATTTAACAAATCTATTTCAAAAAAAAATTGGTTTTCATTATATATGACTGATCTATTCCACGTATGACGTGTTTTATTTATTATTTTTATATTAAATATATGCTTTAATATTTCATTTATAAATAAGTCTAATGGAAACCCGGTATATACATATAATAAAATGTTTTGATTACATAACCCAACATGATTTATTATATTTTGATATTTTTGATTTCTTTTTATTATATCTGGAAAAACTGTCTCTATTTGTTTCCAATAAGACATTTATTATTACTTACATATTACATCAACCTTATGTATTGACATAAAGATTATTTAGTTCTTTATATTATGAATATTTGTACAGTATTAGAACTTGATATTGATAAAATAGGAGATTATACAAGAGAAGATATAAAGCAAAAATACAAAAAAATAGCTCTAGAGTGTCATCCTGATAAATTAAATAATATTCAAAATAATGATGAAAAAGCACTGAAAATAGATAAATTCAAACAAGCTAGTATTGCTTACAAAGTCGCTTTGGAAGATCTTGATAAATATGGAAAACTTCTAAGAATAAATGATGGTTTTGAAGATTACAAATCTAATTTTAATAATAAATGGGTTTTTGAAGGTAATGTTTATGATTTTGATAATTTAGAAGATGATTTTGATATATACAAAAACTTAGATATACATTTTTGGGAAAGTACTATTGATATGCTTAAGAATAAAGAATTTTTGAAAAATACATTGAATGATGTAGCAGGGTTCTTTTTTAAAAACAAATTTCATACAAAAAAATATTATCACCCAAATAATATTGAAACAATCAAGCACACTATAAATTTACCAGTTAGTTATTACGATTTGTATAAAAAGTCTAGTAAAAAGTTACGACTTATATTAAAAGGTATTGACGACCCTGTATTTTTAAATATATATTGTAGAAAAGAATATCCTATTGTAACTAGGCAATACATTGATGATTGTGATCAAGAACATGAGATAATTATTAATATGAAAATTGACAATACTATAAGCAATTTATGTAATGATTATAATCATATTGTTAATGATGATGGGCGGATAGATTTGATTAAACATATTCATATCACATGGCTTGAATATTTAATTGGTTGTAGAAAAAGTATAGAATATATAGATTCAGGAATTCTTGAAATAGTTATTAACCCCTTTAATTTGAAAAATATAGTATATAAGAAAAAAGGTATTTTTGGGGGAAATTTAATCATTTATTTGAATATAATAAATATTCAAGAAAAAGAATGGAAAAATCTTGACGAAAGCCATAAGAAAAATATAGTAGACATTTTGAAAATGATATAAGGATATATAATGATAATGTAATCATAAAGAATTGTTGATAAAAGATGCCTGTTGCTATGAAAAAGTCAGTTAAAGCTGTTGCCCAAAATACACCTGTTGTTTCTGCAGTACCTGTAAAGACAACGGTTGCCCCCAATGTACCTGTACCTGTAACGTCAGTCGCGTCAGTCGCGCTAGCTACACCAGTCGTGCCAGTCACTGATACAATCGATGATAAAGCAGATAAGACTGGTGAAAATATTCTTAATTCTCTTGTTGACAAGGTAAATAACCTGACTGTTCACTTCAAAGAAGTTCAAAACCTTATTAAACTCCTAGGAAAAGAATATGATAAGCAACAAAAAATCATCGATAAGGTACAGAAGAAAAGACAGAATGCAAAGAACTCACCATCTGGTTTTGCAAAACCTAACAAGATCTCAAATGAACTTTGCGACTTTATCGGCGTACCTTACGGCACCGAGAAGTCTCGTACTGATATTACAAGATTTATCAATGCATATGTAAAAGAACATAATCTAAATAAACCAGACAACCGTCGTTTTATTATTCCTGATGCAAAACTAAAAGCCATTCTAAATGTGAAAGATGGAGAAGAAATCAATTATTTTATTCTTCAAAGACTTATTTCTCATCATTTCCCACCAAGTGCTAGTAAGCAGAAGGCTTAAATGATTACTTGTTTTTTTATTATATTCTTTATAAATAGAATAAATCAATTAATGCATAATACTAAAGATCTTTATAGAAGAACTAGTAAAAAAGTCTATATCGATAATAGATTACGTTCAATATGGAATAAAAAGGGTTCAAAAAAAGAATATGTAATGTTAAAAGGCGACTATGTAGCAATTACTAAAAAACTTCTCAAAAAACCCAAAAAAAAAATAGGAGGAGGATCCGGTAATGTGGAAGAAGCGTTAATAGAAATAAAAGAAGCAGCAGATTTTACAGTAAAAATAGTAGATGAAGCATCAACATACCTAAATGAAGTAGAAGTAGATGAAATCCTAGGTGAACAAAACACAACAGATTTTGTATCTACATTAGAACATATGAAAAAAGAAATGGTCGCAATATCGAACATTGAGAACTTCATCACGCGACCTTTAGATTTAAATAAACTACAAGATGTACTAAAAGATGTAGTAGCAGTAAAAGCAGCAGAAGTAGTACAAAAAGCAGAAAAACTATTAGAAACAATAAATACATTGCCAGAAGACGGAAGAAATAAAATTGGATTTAACAAATTAAAATATGCATTAATCAAATTAAAAAATGATGCAAAAGAAATAGGAGCAATAGAAGCAGAAAAAATAGTAAAAGACGCAGGCACAGACGCAGGCACAGACGCAGGCACAGACGCAGGCACAGACGCAGGCACAGACACAGGCGTACAGACACAAGATAAGGATGTTGATTCTTTAATTAAAGATTTAAAAAATTTAAT